GTTCGTAAGTTTGAGCAGCGCTTCCATAGAAGCCTGCCATCAAGCCACCACCGGCTCCGGAAATACGAGCCCTTACACCAGCCAAATTGCGTTCTTGCTCCAACAAGCGATTATTTTCAATGCGAATTTGCACTTGTTTTTGCAATGCGCCAATTGTATTCTCGATGGCGCGATATTCATCGGCTCTTAGATTTTTAGTCTGCTGTTGAATATATAATTGAGCTTCCTGCTCGGCAGTCAGTCCGATATAACCATTGCGCAGATTATTAATCTGCATCTCCTGGCTATCAATCTCATTATTTACATCTTTAAGAGCATCCTTGAAAGGAGAGCGAATTTCTTCAGTTGCCTTTTTGATGGCAAATTTACGCCGCTCTTCAACAGCAAGCAACTCATTTGTTTTGGTTTTTTCTAAATCAAAAAGCTTGAACTTTTTATCAGCCGCGCTCATATTGTCGCGGTTTGTTTCAAGCACTTTCAAGCGGTATGTTTCCTCTGCTTCTGCTTTCTCTTTTATTGCAGTTAAATTGGCAAGCGCTACGCCATAGGCGGTCTTGCTGATTTTTTCCGCAAGCAACTCATTGTCTAATATTTGCTTTTTCTTGTCAAATGCTTGCTGAATTATTTGTAACTGGCCCCTGTCATATGGCTGTAGTTTTTGTCCTTTTCCAGCCTCTCCCTCGCCAGGCGGAATAGCGCCAAGTGCAGGAGGAGTCGTCAATTGTTTTTCTCGAAATTTCAGTTGCTCTTGTCTAAATCTTGATTCAGCAGCAAATTGCTCTTGCTGTTGAATCAAGCCAGGTATCATTGTTTTCTCTATAAACTTTCTTCCCGTTAAGCCTGTTTGCACTGGAATGCCAGCGGCTTCAAAGCGGCTGGCCATTTCAGGAGATACTGCTACATTTCGCTTGCCAAGTTTATTGGTTGATTGTCCCATTAAAGATTGCAAGTCCCTAATGTTTCGTTCACGGGCAAACTGTTCCGTCCGGGCTTCCGTTGCAGACATGCTGCGAATAGCTTGCGCAGCCCCAGCGGCTTTAAGTTTGGTTTCTTCTAAACGTTGATTAAGCGACATAAAACGCTCAATCAATGCACTTATGCCAACTAAAACAAGGCCAACACCGGTAGAAGCAAAAAATGTACGAAGAGTCAAGCCAGCCGTGCGAATAGATGCAGCAGTAACCTGAGCTGTATTGCCAGTTGCGGCCATCATTCCACGGAATGCCGTTAATGTACTGGTGCCCGCTAACACGCGAGCATTAAAGATTAATAATTGCGCAGCATTAGATATCCACAATCCTCGTAAAATATTTAAGGCAAGGTTCAATGGAAGGACGATTACATACAATTTTGCTAAATATCCAACCACTGGATTGCCAGCAATCTGCAGCAAAATTCTTGACAAATCAAGAGCTACTTTTGCAAAAGCGCCTAATTGTTGCACAACGCCAGAAACATTGGCTTTAATGCCATCAAAAGCTGGGCGAAGTTTTTCAAGCTCTTTAGCCAATGCAAAACCACCAGCGGTTTTAGCCTGAGCGCCAGAAAGGAATGCATTCATTCCATCGGCCACTTGCTTAATGCCCTGCGTCAATGGCGTAACAATGCCATTCAAGAAGCCAACAGCTACAGGCTCAAAACTTTCATACAGCAATCGCAGTGAATTTTGCATGCGATTAATGCTGCCTTGGAATGTCCGGGCAGCGCCTTCTGCGCCAGGTCCAAATTCTTGCGTCATGACAACGCCTACATTCTTGAGCAGTGCCACCATTGCCTGCCCTTTATATTGCCCTTCTTCCAGCGCAGCCGAAAAATCTTGAATGGCCTTCGGCCCCTTAAAGCCAGCGGCTTCAGCAAATATTGCCATCGCCCCAGGTAGAACATCGCCCAATTGCCCCTTCAATTCTTCGCTCATCACTTGGCCCTTGCTTGCCATTTGAGCAAAGGCATAATTCACGCGATCCACTTTGTCAGCGCTCATGCCAAACGTGGCAGCCGCTTGTGTAATGCCAGTAAATAGATTACGGATTTCGTCCCCCTGGAAACCAGCGGGAGCCATGGATGCATAAAGCTTCGTGAAACCATCACGAGCCGATTGCAATGGTGTGTTGTATTTATCAACTAAATCAAGGATTAATTGATTAGAAGCCGCCGCTTCGTCTGCAGTTGGAGAAATGGCGGCCAGTGTATTCCTAAAACTTTGCAACTGACCAACTGCTTGTCCCACTTCCCCCGGGAAAGCTTGAATAAATGCCAATGCTTTATAGGCAGTGCCAAATAACAACACTTGCTTTGCTGCAAAGGCAAATTCAGTGCCCAGTTCGCGAATAGTGCCAGCACCAGGAAGGTTGATTCCGCCAAAACCGCCAAAGCCTCCCCCTTGGCCGCCTCCGCCGCCACCACCGCCAGTGGGACCACCAGGAGGAAGAAAAGGGCCACCACCGCCCAATGGCACTTGCCCTGAAACCACTGCAGCCATGCGATCTTCGCGCAATACTTGTTGGCCGCGAGCGGCAGAACGAAGTTGTGCTTGAAGTTGACGCTGGGCTAAATATGCCTCTCTACTGATAAATCCACCTGTTGTACCAGCGGGTCCTAGCAATCCCGCGATGCTAGGACCTCCACCCATGTTGTACCGTAGCTGTTCAGCGCCACCAGCAGGAGCATTATTAGTTGCAAAAATTGGTCTAGTCGGCAATGTTGGTCCTTGAGTTGCACCAGCAGCCATTCCATATTTTCCCAGCGGACCCTGTGCAACTGCTCGCCCCGGAGTGAATATATTTCGCACAGGACGCCGTAGCGCCATCTGAGCATTGCCCAAAATATTCTCCATCGCTTGCTGCGATAGATCGTTCATTAATTTATCAATTAAAGAGCCTTTCTTTAAACGCGAAACTCCGCTAATACTTTCTGACTTTGCCAGTCCTTGCAGTTGTTTAACTGTTAGTTCTTCGAGGGCGGTTTTTAAACGAGTGGATCGTCCCACTCCAACAAAACCACCTCCTCCAGAAAGCCCTTGAGAACGCATGTATTCCATGAGGCCAGCGGCCCCTTGGCCGCTAGCGGCAAAACCTCCGCCAGTTTTCAGCTTGCCTCCAAGCTCTCCCAGCTTCCTTGCCAATGTTTCAGCTTTTGCTATTTCAGCGGAAAGATTGGTTTCAATGGTAAGGCGATAATTTCTCCGTCGAATATTTGCGCTTAAGGTATTTAGTTCGTTTTGAATGGAACGTCGATCAAACTTCACTTGCACGGGCATGTTGTAGCCCGCTGCAGCTTGTCCAAGACCGGCTAATTGTTGCCGAAAGAAGGCAAGGTCAAGACTTACCTTAAGCCTCAGTTCGGCATCTTGAGCCATCTCGCTTATCCAGATACTTTTCCTTTCATTCTATAATCATTCCCCATTATTACGACCAGCAAACGATTTTAATTCGTCAGCCATTAAAGCAATTACTCTACCATCCATTCTTCGTGTCTTCATTAATTTTTGCAGGACAAGCAGGCTTGCATCCGTTAAGCCAGTCTCTTTTCTAACGCTCTTTGCGTCAAACGGTAGAAAGTCTTCTGGCTTGATTTTACTTTTCTTGCCAGCCATCATGCCAGCAACCATTGTTCCCATCTTGGCAATGGCTACACTTTGGATGTTGTATTTTGCCACATCGTGCTTGTCCAAATATTTCAACGCAGCCTTCACATCGCCAATTTTTTGACGACCAAAATTCCTAGATGACCATCTTTCGTCTTTTAAATCCGAGCTAGAAAGTCGAAAATAAATATCATTCCAAGGCGTAAGCCCACGCAACACTGCGCGGGCCTGAGCTTCAGTGCGCTCTGTTACTGAGGACCACTCCTCTTTGTTGCTTTTTTTGCGGCTGTAGCCTCCTTCGTCTCCGCTTCTTGTTCAGACGAGATAAATTCAACCATTTTTGCAATAGCCTTGCGTGGCAATGCCTTAGTATCATCAATCTCCCAATCGTCAAGGTCTCGCCATTCCCCTTCAACCATGCCCTGCCCTCGTGAGCGCATAAATGCAGTGACCATACGAGCGTTAGTTGCTTCTACGGAAGTGCCGCTTGTAATCATGCTGAGCGTTTCTTCCGTATAGTCGGCAAGCAGTTCGGCCTCAGTCAGTGTGCCGCCGCCCTGCAAGAGCGCAAATGCCTCATCCAATGGAATGTCTTTTGCATTGGCAATACGCTTGGCTAATTGCACAGCGCGAATGGTGGCCTGACTTTGAAGTTTGCTAATTTCTTCTTGTTCAATTGCTTCCGCAACCAGCCAACCACCATACCTCTTCAAGCGAATGTTGGGAAGAAGATCAAAAAACTCCTCTGCCTTGGTTTCCAGAAGAAAGCTGTACTTGCTCATGATCTAGCACGTTTAACAATGCATTGAATACCTTCACCCTTTCGCTACCAGAGCGAAATTCCTTAGGTACGTCAATCAGCATTGAATGATTTTCGTTGCCTATTCTAATGGTCTCCTCTCTGCAGGAAATAAGACACAATATGCCTGCCTCTAGCGCAGCGCCGTCTAATGTGCAATTAATTGCATGCACAGTTTTATCGTCGCTCCACAAATAATCAATTTGCATCAACCCAGCGCAGCTTTAATGCGGCGCTTTAGCGCCTTACTTACCACACTACTCTGAAATTTTGCGGGCACATAAAGATCGTCTGTCCATGGTCTTGGCTCAAGATTTGTGCCAAGTCCTTCATGCACATACATGGCATAGGCGCCCCCGGAATCATTCCTCGCATCCCAGTTCCACGATGCAGTAATGTCATTGGTTCCTTGTGTGATTTTGAAGCTTTCCTTGCCGCTCTGATAAAGCGTGCCTAAATCATAAATATTGCGAACAGTGCCAGCACTTTCTCCGCTTTTACGTCTGGTAAATCCTGGATATTGCCACTTGTCGTCCTTGAATTGATCCTCAAAATATCCATCATCTAAATCTTCGCTAGCCCAAAGCTTAAACGCTTGCTCTAGCTTGTTGACAATATTTTCTGGATTAATAAATTTTCCGCCAACAATAACGCCGCTCATTCTGGGAACAATGTACGGAGGATGGTGTCAGACACGACAAAGCGACAACGCTCATACGCTATGTCGTCGCCAGGAAAATATCTGGGCGCAGAGTCGGGAAATCGCCTAACCATTCTGTCCATTGCCAAAGCAAGCTTGTCAGAATTTGGCGTGTATTGCACCATAATCACTTCCCATTGCTGACTCATTTTCACTGCTCCGCTCAATGGCGAAATAGGACGCAGCTCTGGAAATTCGCGAATGGTAGTTTCAAGACCAGTAACCTTCCATTCACTTGGAACAGACTGCCTTCCCACCACATAAATAGCAGGAAGAACCGTGCCATTTGGCAATGTATAGTCACCAGTTAGATCAGGAGACTCCGTAAGCAATTCAGTAATTGCTTCTCTAAGTTGAGAAATGTTCATTAAAAAAGCCTCCCATAAGGGAGGCTAGCAAGAAAACAATGGAAAAGTGATCAGCTATTGGGAGCAGTCGGGATAATGCTGCCATTCTCAGAAGCATTTTGATGGATGCCAATGCGACCACGGCTGATCAGATCAAAGGTGCATTCCACCAGATTATCAGCAGGATAGCTTTCGTTATAGTTCATCACGCAAGCCGTGAAGGCCACGCGATCATAGTAATAAGTGGAGCCAGAGACGCCAAGCTGCTTGTTAATCTCCACGTATACTTCGTGGTTCTTGTCGTAACGGCTCTTCGCAATCACCTGGAACGCTTCATCAAAGCTGTTTGGGATGAAGGTGGTGCCGTCTACGTCCTTCTGGAAATAAGAAGTGATGGAAGCAGTGGCCTGAGAGGTGACAATCACGCTATCAGAGAAACCACCACCGCCGAGCAGATAAAATTCGGTGTTGCCATCGTTGAAGGCAACAGAAGCTGTAGTAGCAGCTTGCAGGGTGTAAAGCGTCGGAGCACCACTCACGGTGAAGGTGGCGCCGCTCTGGGTGATAGCAGGACGGGTGGTGCCGTCAATAGAGCCAACGCGCACAATCACGTCTTGGCTCTTTACCAGTTCAGTGGGATGGTAGAGCATGAGAGGAAATCCTCAGCAATGGAAGGGGGAGTGATTAAGCGTTGTCAACGCTTCCTTTGCCAATTAGTCTAAAAATACCCCTAATTGGCGTGCCGAGGAACTGCCAATAATGAATAGCAATTTCCTCGTTGGGTAATAGTTCAAA